CCCTTAGATGTCAGTTATGCAATGAGGAGATTATCTTGGCTCACGTGGCAAAGGTCGAGAACGCAGACGCTCCAATCAATGCAACGTGGACGTGTAAGAGATGCCACTCAGTCAATGGCTAACCATCGCAAACATCGAGGTTATAGAACTCAAAAGGTTATAGCCGATTATCTGAAACAGTTTTGGGCTTATGCAGATACCGCCGGTGCTGGTCGTCAGGGTGAGGACATTCTTAACATCCCGACGATTAGTATCGAGGTAAAGGCTCGCTCAGACTTTCAGCCCTTAGCCTGGATTAAACAGGCTGAGACCAACGCTAATGGAAAACTACCAATGGTCATCATGCGATGCAATGGTCAAGGAGAGGATGCAGGCGAATACCTGGCTTTTGTTAAAGTCAAGGACATAATGCCAATTATCCATCAAGCTGCACCAAGTGATGAGATCCAGAGATGCACTAAGTGCGGATCTTGGAACTTTGAAGGAAAGGATTGTCTACCATGCCGATTTATGAGTACAAATGCGTAAAGTGCCAGATTGCAATGGAGATGGAAAGGTCAATACACGAAGAAGCAGATCCAATCTGTTGCGGTGAGTCAATGACTCGCGTTTATGGCACCTTTGGCATTACCTTTAAGGGAACAGGTTGGGGTCATCAATGAGAATCCTTAACCTTTATGCTGGGATTGGCGGTAATAGGCGTTTATGGGGCAATGAGCACCAGATTACGGCTGTTGAACTAGATCCAGATATTGCAGCTGTTTACTCAGACCTTCTTGGTATTACATGATCAACGTGAGTAGCCTCCATGCCACATCTCTGACAAGTATGTTGATCTCTTGTTAATACTCTTGATCGGATCTTACGCCATAACGCTGTTGATCCATCATCTCTTAGTGCTGATTGCTTAGCCATTACAGATCATCATAACAAATGCCACATACCCACCAACTATGAACCTCATGCAGCTCTGACTCTGGTGTGTCTTGCTCACACCTTGAGCACTTAATCATTACATCATCAGTATTCATTAGTGATAGTTATTCCTTTGAAAGAACTCCCATGCTTTGCATGGTGAGCCATAACGATTATCGATGTATTTAAGTCCCCATCGCACTTGCTCCTCGGCAGTAGCATCTCTTAGATACTCTGATCTACCTTGAGGTATACCCCAATGAGAGCCTGAGTTTGCTTTCCAATTCCATGCTGATTCTTTTCCATAGAGTTTACTTAAACAACTCATCTGGTATTTATCATCTACTAATACAGCTGCATACTCTTTGATAGTTAATTGTTTAACCACATCAGGTGAATCTGCGTAAGCAGGTGTAAACAGAGTTATCCCAATAGCAATTAGCACCGAGCGACCTACCCGGCTCACCGGGTCGCTCTGAACCCTTGATGGGTTCTGCGAACTTAGCGTACCGGACGTGTCAAATCCATTTGCATAAGTGCTGGTCAGAGCGGTGTTTCGTTTCATTGATGACCCCAACCATTACCTTTGAAGGAAATCCCAAAGCTGCTATAAACGCGGCGCATAGCCTCACCACAACAGTTTGGATCTGCTTCCTCGTGGATTGACTTCTCTAACTCCATGCTTATTTGGCATTTGACACATTTGTACTCATAGATCGGCACGTTGGACACTCCATTCCTTTGAATAAGTATGTTCCATCTTGGTCGCATCTGACAATCTCATGGCTTGGTGCTTTGTTCGCTAGTAATGGCATTATGTCCTTGACTTTTACAAAAGCCAGGTATTCGCCTGCATCCTCACCCTGACCATTGCATCGCATGATCACCATTGGCAGTTTTCCATTAGCGTTAGTCTCAGCCTGTTTAATCCAGGCTAAAGGCTGAAAGTCTGAGCGAGCCTTTACCTCGATGCTAATCGTCGGGATGTTAAGAATATCCTCACCCTGACGACCAGCACCGGCGGTATCTGCATAAGCCCAAAACTGTTTCAGATAATCGGCTATAACCTTTTGAGTTCTGTAGCCTCTATGTTTGCGATGATTAGCCATTAAATGTCACCAATATCGAAGGAAAGGGAGCTGCGTTGATTCCAGCACCAAACTTCAAACGACCCTTAATAAACTGTAAATCTGCATTTGGTAATACAAACTCGTGAAACCATTTGGTGTCTGTTCTGGATGGCAACAACATAACAACAACATCATCATGTAATGCTGCCTTCTTGACCCAATCGTAGATCCCTCTACCATATGGAGGATTAACCCAAGTTCTACCAACCCATTGACCAGCCAAGCCATCGCGTCTATTTATGTCAGGATGATCTAGCCCAAACCATTGCTCACATAAGCGATTCGTTGAACTAGCAGCTGCATCTAATTGGAAATCATGAAAACCGTTGGCCTGATGCCATAAGTCCGAAGGAGTTGCCCAATCATCAGTCTGGGAAACCGGCATATATGCATTAGCCATTAACTGAGTGGCATCTCTTACAAGTCCAGGTCGCATTTACTGGAGTATCTGCGTTCTCAATCTTTGCAACGTGAGCCAAGATAATCTCCTCATTGCATAACTGACATCTTAGGGTCAAGTGCATCAGGTTCATCCATTGCCCGTTTACTTTAACTTCTACGAATCCCATTAAACTCTCGCCTTCTGCTTGCCCCATTTGCCATTAGATTCAAGGTTGTACCAGCGAGTAGGGCAGTTCTGTGCTGGTGCTACGTTGCCACCTGGGCAGAAGAATCCACCCCAAGCGCGTCCATTCTTTTCGCCTTCTTTCCACTTCATGTCACCATGCTCGCACTCCTCATGGTTCTGCACTCCGAGAATGTTCTCAACATTTGCAATAGCCTCTGCTGCACTAATTGCCTCTGGTTGTTTAGGATCTCCGTAGATTGGCTCATTAGTCCAAGGGTCTGCAGCTAATGCCTCCTCCTTGGTCTTAAAACTTGGTACTTCCTTAGCCTTTGCTATGTTCTTGGCGCTTAGGCGTTCGACCTTGCTCATCTCTTCTCGGCTTGGTCTCTTTCCTTTAGCTGCATAACCGCCGTTTGCAAGTGCTCTACCGATCGCTGAAGTCTCACAGTTCTCCAGAGCTGAAGTTGAATTAACACCCCGATCAGTAACCTTCTCCTCAGCGTATCCTGTCGAAAACGCCACGCTATCTGCGAAAGTTCGATATAAGTATGCTTTAACAATAAATCGATCATTCTGGAATGACTCCAATTCTGTGCTTATGCGAAAGTCCGGGAAGTCTTTGATGAACTTCTCTAAACGGGTTTCAACTGTCTCGTAATCTGCCAAATTAAACACTTGGTAACTCCTCTTGTTTCATTAGATAATCGGTTTGTTCTGGTAATGACCAGACTGTACCGTCTGCCCAAGTCTGAACCTCGATGGCGCAGCTGTTGCAGTAGTGACGGCGTGTTCCTTGGCTTCGTGGATGGTTGCTGATAACTGTGTAACTAGCAGCCTTTTGCCCAAGTAGTGAATTAGTCCCGTATCGGACTTTGCAGTAATCGCACCAAACTCCAGGTGCTGACTTAATAACTGTCAAGGTCACTCCAATCAGTTGATGCAATCTGTCCAGCGAGCGCAATGTATGCGCAGCCGTCCTTGTAACTGTCTGCGTGGTTTGGCGACTCTTGTAAGCGTGAGACTTTGACAAGTGCCATGCAGATTGCGACTTCGTGAGGCTCGATGTTACGTTCAAGGTAGGCTGACCAGAGTTTGGCAATTCGAAGGTGATTGAGAGCTGCCAAGCCGTAATCTTTGCCTCGGTCTTGGATGAGGTCTTTTGCTTCGTCAAGGATGTCATTAGCGCGCACGATTCAACTCAATTACATCTGCTGGTAGTGCGTAAATCTCATGCTTAATTGGCTGATGCTGGTAATTCTTGCCTACGATTAAGCCTTCGCGCTTGCCTTCCTGAAAGCCTTTGCCCCAACCAACAATAAACCATAAAACGTTTGCTATTAGTAATAAGACTATTACTGGAACTTGTAGATCCATTTTGTTACTCCCGATTCCGTAGCCTGGGTTGGCTACTGGATTACGGTCTCATACTTGGCAGACAATTACACGTTTATTTTGATAACGAAACGGTAACGATTTATCTCGCTCTGCCGTAGGACTTGCCCGCAACGATGAAGGTTCCATCCTTCTCGATGTTAATAATGTCTACTTGGACTTTGTTCTTGTTTACGTACATAATGGCAAACGCTTGCTGCCAATTAGCCACGCCTTTAGTGTAAGCAGCTTGCTTAAAGTCCATTAAGTTACCAACCTCTACGCCATGCAACACGCGACCGATACGACCTCCAGAAGCCTCTGAGAAGGCTGAACGCCCTGCTCTGTGAGTATGTCCCGAGATCACGTTCTTGCCATGTCTGCGCGCTGCTTCGAGGGCGGATAATCCCCCTTGTGGCTTTATCGGTGTGTGATCTCCATGAACTGCAATCCAGCCAGGAGCGATAGGCATCGGGTTCTTATGGTATGTAATACCTAATTCATCAAAGCGCATAAACTTTTCAAAGCGCAACTCAGGCAAAGCGCCAAAGGCAGGAACCTTAGCCATAATAACGTTATACAAACGGTCTGTGTGGTTAGATCTAATGCAGTCTGTAACGCCTAACTCCCAAAGCAGCTGAACAGCCTCGTTACGATCATTGTCTAGGGTCTGGGCATAAGAGCCCATTCGACCTTCCTCCCATTTACTTATCTGGGGCAGGTCGATCTCATCGCCAATAGTGACTACTTGATCTGGCTTAAACTTAGAAATGAAACTGGCAAGGTTACGAGTTGCAACCCTGTCATGGTAAGGCACTTGTAGATCTGAAACGACTACGATGCGCTTAATCGTCATCCTCATCATCCTCGTAATTGCCAAACTTTTCGGGATCGATTGGGTCTGGCAAGATCCAACCTGGATACGATTGAACGTCTGTAATCATAAACAGGGCTAAACCCTCTGCAAAGCCAGCCTTACGCAAGGACTTGTAGTATTCATGTAACCCGATGCAGTAAGCATCAAGTTTAGAATAGCCTTGCTCCTCAAGCGCCTTAGTAGGTTTTCTAGCCATGTGGATAAGTGTCCCTTACTTTTTAAGAAGTTCCATCATCTGTTCTTGGCGTGTCTCTATTCTTGCCAATCGGTCAGCGAGAGATGATCCACCATTCGGTGTAAGAGTCCACAACCAACCGCGAACCAAATAACGCAAACCGCCAACAACAATAGCAAGCGTTGAGGCAATAGCGAGAACCAGTCCCGCCCAATCATTAGCGGTCACCGTAGACCATAGGCTTCATCTTTAGGATTCAACCAACGCATAATTGGCGGGATCGTTGCTAACGCACCAGCGTAAGCGATGTTCTTTAGGTCAGTCTCTCCGGCAGCTACAAGTGCAAGAGCAGCTGTTAGGAACGCTCGTCCCCAACTTGCTAACATCTTTTTCAGGTCTTGGTTCATCTGTTCCTCCTAGTAACGGGATGTTAAAAAACTTCGAATCCGTATCGCCAGCCTTTGTAAAACTGACGTGGATGTGCTTTGTGTGCGGATTAACTCCCGTGTACTTGCGCCAGCGCCAGAGGCTTCGAGCGCTTGCAATCTTTTGATTAAAGATGACATAAGCAATGCGTTTATCTGTTCTGGCTGCAATTCGTATCTGGTCGGCAATGTAAGCAGCTGTAGAGGCTTGTTCATTGAAATCAGCATCGAGATCGATAGCGCGGACGTACCCTGAATCAGGGTCAGGGTTATGATCGCTCTTTCGGGTTGAATGCTTGGCATCCCCGATTGTGCCGTCCGAGTGACGCTTTCGATCTGGATAAGCATCGTCTGCCTGCTCTCGAAGTTGAACTAAAGACTTACTTAGTCTTGGCTTCATCTGTGACACTTGGTGTGGATTGTTCCGCTTGCTGCGCTTCATAAGTTGATTTAGGCATTGAAGTAAACTCTCCATTGCCTCGGTCAATAACTACATAATCTCGTCCGTCAATTTCTATGATTGTTATATTTTCCATTTTACAACTCCGCACTTAAAGCAAAATAGCCAGCAGTATTATTATTATTACATAAAAAATATGGTCTGTATTGTGTTAATCCACTAGAAACAGCAAAATAAACACCACCACCATTTGGTGACATTTCATCAAAATTGGCGGCTAATGAAGTTATTGCTAGCGGAGTTCCACCAGGAATATGTGCAGCCAAATTTGCATATTCAACAGTTTGTGGTGCAATTCTCATAGTTGTTGGACATTGGACATAAATATCGCCCGAAGTCGTGCCGCGACCTGCTTGACCTGAACCATAAAAAGAATAAGCATAACCACCAGTATTGCGCCAGTAATACCTCTGGCAAGCGGCTAATTCTCCTTGGATTGTTCCAGTTGCAGTCTGAAAAGATGTAGCAGATGATCCTGCTTCTAGTTGAACTCCCCAAAGTTCTAGAACTGATCCAGCAGCAACTGCCTGATCTAAACGAATGTTTAGAAATGATGAAGTCCCAACGCTCTTGCCTGAAATGCTTGGAACGCTAACCTGCATTGAGAAGCGTGTCCAAGATGTTGTAATCGATTGGCTGGTAATTCCTGTTGATACAGTTGTAGATCCACCAAAGCCAAAGTTTTGCTGAACAAATCCCGCTAATGATCGAGCAGAATCAGCCTTAGCCCAAAATGACAATGTGACTGTTTGACCAGCAAATGTTTGCACATTCTCGATTTTGTGATGCAAAGATAGTCGGCTTGTTGTTCCAACAGTTGTCAATGTAGAGCGTAGGAAATAAGCGCCTTCATAACCAGCAACTGGTGCTGTTCCAGGTGTAAATGCTTGACGTGTTACTGAGTTGCTTGTAGGAGCAGCAGTACCATAATCAATCATAAACCGATCAGCGGTGTAAGAGTCGCCTGCTGGATTGGTAAATGTCGTTCCACGTTGCCAAACGCTAAAGTCCCCATTGATAACTTTATTCTTACCTGCTGAATAACCATAAGAATCTGCAACTGTTGCAGGAGCAGTCCAAGTAAAGTCCATGTCTGTTCCAGATGTCTTGGATAGAACTTGACCGGTTGTGCCACCCTTCAACTCTGACATCGATGTATCGATCGAGTTTCCAAGTGTGCGGATAGCAGCTGCGCCATCTTTAACGAGGTCTGTGTCGTCTGGGGTTTCCCAGCCAAACGCGGAAGTGCTTGCCATGTTTCTCCTTTATCAGGCTACTATTGTAGCGTTAATCCATTCTAGGGTTGGGCTTAAAGTGTTCCATGTCTCGGCTCCTGAGACTCCGTTCCATCGTGTCGCCTGAAGGCTGTAAGCCGTTGGTGAGACAGTCAAAGTCAAGTAAAGCGAGTTATAACCAGCGGTAAAAGTCCAGCCTTCGACAAAGCCTTGGAATTGACCATTAGTAATGTTTGAAGGTAAGTCGATAATGTTTACCGGTAGACCCATAAATACTTCTAGCAAAGCATCTCGATCGCTATCATCGATCTCAGGGCTAGCAAGCGGGAAAGTAATTGACTTGAATTGAGCCTCTGGGAAAGCGCGTAAGGCTAAATAAAACTCAGCCTGATCTAAAGCATCTGAGCCGTTTTCTAATGAGGTTGTAATCTCGTAAGACTGTTGTCCATAAATAGCAATCGAATCAGCATCTAATGCCGACTCCTGAGCATTTGCCTTGTAAGTAATCGTCACGTTATTGCGGACATCTCCTGAACGCTTTGATGTTCTGATACCTCGAGCCAAGGCATGAGAGCCAGTTAGATCCACATAACCATTAGTGGCAAGATAAGAGCTGCGCCTAGTACTGTCTGCATACCCGATTCTGCCCTGTGAATCCTCGTAGAGGTAGCCGAGTCCAGATGTAGCCAAAGAGGATACAAGGCTGTAAATGTCTGTAGTACTGGATGATCTAGCAGTTAATTCATAATCGCCTGGTTGATCGATGTCACCAAGTCCGGAGTTCTCAGCATCAGCCCAGGTTGTTGTTGGAGTGTATCCCGCCCAAGTTTCAGCAGCTGGTACTTCATTCCAAGTATCAAACAGCGCTTGACTTAGAATTGTGTAAATCTGATTACCATCAAAGTCTTTGCTTAAAACACCCTCTGTAAGGGTCTTAGGCAGTTTGGAAAGAGCACCCAAAGCAACTACCTTGATTCGTTCTGAGATAGCCGTAGATGAGGCTTGAGTGACTTCTACATCGATGTCTGTTACATAGCCACCAAAGAGATTTACAAAGGTGCCAGAGGAGTCCTTGACTTGGATGTTGATCTGGTCATTGATGTCCATCTCAATAGGAGATAGATCCAAGTTAAGAATCTCAACATTGCAATAACCGGCATAAGGTTGCGAATAGATGTCTTGACGACCTGAAGTAATCGTAAGGTTAGCAAGGGTAAGGTTTGTGTAACTGCCTCCACCATTGATTGTAAGGTTCCACTCAGGAGTCCATTGACTCATGCGATTAGAGCCGATCCAGCCCCACCGCCACCGCGATAAGAGGACTCGTTAATAATCTCTACGATCTGACGGGCTACGCCCTCTTTATCCAAGGCTCCGCTTACATTGATGTTGTAAACAGGTGCCATTGAAGCGTTCTCAGCCATACGGAATCGTCCGACATCAAATGAGCCAACAGCAGTTGATGCAGCTGCTGCGCTAGATGCAACCTTGGCTACTGAAGTAGATCCGGATGTTGTGCCAGATGTGCCAGTCGAGCCACCGCCTCCGGTGCTTGAAATGGTTGGCGCTGTGTAGGTTGGAGTGCTGACCTTTGGCGCTGAAACTGTTGGCGATGTAAATGATGGCTTAGAAATGGTTGGGATGTTAGGCAAGATTGGGATGGCGTTGTAAGCCTTGATAAGGGCATTAATGCCATCAATGGCTCCTGAGACTAAATTACGGATTACGTTAATAACACCGCCTACGATGTCCACGACACCGGCAGCAATCTTTGCTACGAATGTAATTGCTCCACCTAAAGCCACCGTAAATACTGGCACGATGTAATCTACGATAAATGAACCGAGTGCCTGAAAGGACTCTTTATTACGGTCAATGGCTTGCTTAAGTGGATCAAAGATTCTTACAAACTTTTCAAAGCCTGGTACAACTTTATTAACGATAATGTCGATAAGTGTCTGAATAATTGGCAAAAGTTTATAACCGATGGTTTCAACGCCTTCATCGAAGGCTACCTTCAAACGATCCATACGACCCTGGAAGGTCTCAGCATTCTTAGCAGCTGCGCCACCAAAGAGATCACTTAACTTGGTTTGAACCTGAGTAAAGGACATTGCCTTTAATTCAGCAGCAGTTAATCCGATACCTAAGCGACCAAGTGCTGCGCTGTTTCCATCGTATGCCTTACCTAGGGCATTGGCTACGCCTTCGAGAGGCTTTCCTGTTTGTGTGGAGATGTCAAGAGCAAGAGATAGTAAATCCTGAGCTTTTGAGACGTTGCCAGTTGATAAAGCCAAACGAGCAAGCGCTGGACGAAGGTTGTCGTCTGCAACGCCAGTAGCGCGAGCCATCTTGTCGATGGAGTCCTCTGTAGCTGCAATCTGGGCTTTAGTTGCTTTTGTTGCGTTCTCTAATGCTGAGGCTAATTTAACCTGGCTTTGTTCATCGGCTAATGCAGCCTTAACGCCATCAACGCCAATCTTAAGTGCATAAGCACCGGCAGCAGCAGCAGCCGCTAAAAAAGCTGCACCTGCAACTTTGCCAAACTTTTCTAACTTGCCAGCAGATGTTTCGACATCGCCATTGGCAGCCTTTAACTTTTTATTAAGATCATCAACGTCAGCAAGGATCGAGAGTTTAAGGGTTCTATTACCTGCCATTAATCCCACTCCTTCAAAATCTGACTAAATGCTTCCTCCCACTTACGAACTAGATCCGGTTGAATCTGTCGCAGAGTTGGGTAGATGAAGTAACCTGAGTTACCTCTGCCCTTGTTAGGCGTACGCTTTGGGAACTGCTTAAATCTATTAGATCCAAACTCCATACCGTAAAGTAGGTCGAGAGTTGAACCGCCACCGCTAAACTTTTGACGAGCAAAGCCGTAACTGAACTCACCAATCTTTGAAGTCTTGCTTACCTTAACTCCATCAGCAATACGCCTAGCAGCAGTACCTGAAACCGTACGAGTCGCTGCTGCGATCTTAATCTGTTGAGAAGCGTATTCAGCAAGATTAGAACTTTCCTTCTTAGCAGCTTCAACGGCTTCATCGGACATACCTTTGAACGCTCTGGTAATACCGCGTAGATCTGTTTTGTCATAAGCGATCTTGACTTCATCTGCCATCCGATCGCTCCTTCAGTATCTCTATCGCGGTTAAAATGTCGTCTGCATCCTCCCAGTATTGCATCGGTATCCCCGTCTCTATTGCTAGATTAACGAGGATCCGCCTTATGCTTCCTGGTTGGTGGCTTTTGGGCTATCGTCTCCAACTGTTACGTCAGCAACGGTTTCAGACCAGATCTCGTAGGACTTAACAGGCTTTCCAGCGTTCTCTCGCTTGTAAGCGTTATAAGCCAGAAACATTAAGTCCCAGATCCCGATCTTGTCGTTTGCCTGAGAGATTGTGTTGCCTGTTGCCTTTTCCCACTTTGCCCACTCAGGAGGCTGAGCCGTATAAGTTGCTTCGTCGCCTGAGTTGTATGTAATTGTTATTGGTAGTTTCATCTATTGCTCCCGTTTGTTAGATTTTAACTGAATGTGTCTGCTGGTGTTCCAACAACTGTTAGCGCCCAAGTATCAGTCTGTGCTCCTGGAGCACCGCCACCGATTGTTGGGAATACTGGCAAAACGTTGCAAGTAAATACTGCGCCTGTAACTGCTGTTAGTGAAACTGCAAGTGTTGTGTTTGGATTCGCATCAGCTGCGCCCCACATTGCTTCGAATAGTGATGATGTTGCACCCCAGTCAGCAAGTAACTCGATGTTAAGAGTCCATTGATCGTCTGTGTGCTTGTAAGCCTTGCCATCAAGTGTCTGATAGACATCGATGGTTGGGCTGTTCACGAGAGTCACGCTAGTTGTCTGAGCATCGTAATTAACTGTTGCGATGGTTAGAACGAGGTCGCGACCCGTAATGACTGTTGTTGGCATTATTGGTTCTCCTTATGCTGTCTGCGTATACCAGGTGGATACGCGTATGTCCGCGACTAGCAAGTTACTAG